TCAGAACGAAAGAATAAACCGAATAATAGTGTTTGGTTACCTTTATTTATACCATTAGTTAAAATGACTTGCCTGATATTTGTAACGGCCGCCCTAGTCTTGATCTATAGGATGAGTTATATTTAAAATGTCAGTTCAGCATATAATAGAATAAGCCCAGTAGATATAACCATTCAGTGTAGGCAATTCAGTGCAGCATTTGTAACCAGACAAAACCATATACTACGTATATGGTTTTGTATAATTGTTTTTGTCTCCCATTCATCATACCCAATGTACTTGTAATATATATACCTTATTCTGTTACATGTTCACCTAACTTTTCAAATACAATCAAACCTAATGACAAAGACTAAGACAAGACACATCAATGATTAGTTAACAATCATGCGACAACATATCTTAACGACCGATGGTAATCTTCTTTCCCCATCGCTTCTCAAGAGCAATCTCCATCGCTCGTTGTTTTGCAGGGTTCTTCTTTCTCTTCCCCGTGTTTCCATGACGCCCGTCCAACTTCAAAAGACACTTGGACAATGTATCAGACAAAAGAATGATTGAATCATCCGCCTCCTCGCCAGGTTCAAACTCAACAGGCGAATCAAAATGAAACGACATCGCGTACTGTTTGGACAGACGATATGTCACGTCCAAACTCCTGATGCCCTTTACACCCCAAGGGTCAATATACGCATGGAGTCTGACATTGTTGACATCGTACGGCCCTCCACCATGTACCAAGTCCCCGCGACAAAGCATCATGTCTGAGTAGTTCATTGTCTCCAATTTCAAATGTAGTCCTTGATCGTTAACAATTAAATTAGTTCCGGTTTGCAACGCCATCAACACAAAAAACCCCTGTTTAAAGTCCCGACTTCGGATGTTGAAGTCACAGTGAATAGACTGGGCCATACACCCGGCGTCAGAAATCAATATCGACAACTCAACAGAAAACACTTGTGGGTCAAAAACAGTAGACAGATACTCAAGCGCGATATGAGCAAAGCGATAGCGAGTTATTCCATCGTGAACGATTTGCCTCCTCTTCTTGTCGTTCTTGACTTTCACATACAGACTCTGAAAAACATTGACGGCCGAACTGTCTGCATGTGCCCTGTTCAATTCTTCTTCAAGACTTTCACCGACAGGAGCCAGAGCATCAAAAAGAGCATTCGGAATGATCTTGTATTTTTGCTCATCGCAAATTCCATCAAATACGCTCATTCTGAATTTATTTTACTAGTGTTTTAACTGTTAATGGAGAACATGACCAAAAAAAAATGCCACGATAATTTGAATTAAATTTTTTTTCATTATTTGATATTTAATGAATATTTGAATAATGAAAATATGATTTAAACTAGTGATTTCAAAATTAAGTTTTGAGTGGAAACACAACACTTAAAAGAAACCTAAACTCAACTTATAACATAATCAAAAATTCAAATATTCATTTCATTCAATTAAAATTATATTTTCAAATGTTTTAAATGTATATTGGTTGAAATATGATGCCAGGAAAAAGAAAGCTCCAGAAAAAGTAAGGACATCCATTAATTTCTTTAGAGTGGTGCATGAGAGCAGCACAATTTAATCCATCAAAAATGTCCAAAACAAAGTACGTTGAAAAAGTACCAGATGAAGTGGATGAGATTCAAGGAACCATGGCCGCTACAGCCATAGCGACTGAACAAGATGCGGGGTTGATAACCCCAGCCAAAGCCCCGGCTGAAGGAAAAGCACTTGAGGAAGACCCAACTTCCAGCCAATTTGCCAAAGCCCCGGCCGATGGAAAAGCCCTTGAGGAAGACACAACTCCTAGCCAATTTTCCACGCCGGGATCGTCGGTGATCAGTCAGGGAAGAACCCCCACCATAGTTACAACTCAACACGGGTACTTTGAAACCCCAATTCCGCCGGAGGCTATTCCAAATCTAAAATGGTGCGCACTGTCAGGTAATAAATACTTACTTGATTTGATCATTCATTATCACATCATGATCTTTTATTGTCAAACAGGCGGGACAGGGGGAAAGTCTGCGGGAGAAGGGAAAAAGGGAGGACCACAGCTTATCCCAATTTTCATGGACGATTGGACACGCGAACCTTACAGGGTGCTTGATAATGGCAACAAGGAGAAGCTGACAGCAGCACAACAAGAGAAAATCTTCATCTGCACTCCTGCGACCATTGCACGTATGAAGGAGCTCTACACCGAATTGCATGGTCCTCCCGCGCCTCGCGGCCAAAACTCTCGTGTATCAAGCACTCCCACGCAAAGCCCTTCTGTGCGAAGCCCTTGAACATCATACCATGTTCTTGTTTTTTCTTTTGATCATGTTTGATGTTTATTAACGTCTAATGAATCAATTGTTTTTTAATTCGCTCTCCAGAGCAAAGCTCTTAGGCTAGAAATCGCAGATTTCATGTTGTATTTGAAAATCATTGAAATAGATTGAGAAAAAAATAATCAAAAGGGCTTTAAGCTTAGCTCAGTGAAACGCACGAAAGCATAAGAAAGCAAGCAACAGAGCAAACAAAGTGCAAGTGTTATTAGCGGTTAGATGGGCCAGATGATTGACCTACTACCATATTTCCAACCATTCCGGCGAGGACATCAGATGCAGAACCGGCACGCCTGATCGGTTGAATGCCCTGGGTTTCCCATGCCATCCTAGGTGGCTGTTGGTTGACCCCGATCAGCCGAGAAATCTGGAAGCGGACGAACTCCTGGATTTGGCACATGGACTCCCTTTTCTCAATGGCGATTTTACGCTGAAACTTAGCCACGTCAAGGAGATACTGGAACGTCTCAATCTTGCTCTCAAGCCACGCTTTGTCGTCGGAATTGAAGATTTCCTGAACTGTGATAACATGCATCAATATAGCAAATGGACCATTATAAAAACATTCATACCTGTCTCAACGACGTATTTACAGTCGCGGTCTTCGGGTGTAATGTTATAATCTTGATGCCAAAGAGTATGGAGATTGTAAAGGCGAATGTACTCCTGATCCTGATTAAGTTCCTTTGTCGCCAGTTTCTCATCCAGTCTTGTGGCGATCTTGGAGAGCAGAGTGAGGTCCATTTCAGGCTTGTTGAAGGACTTGTCGGCATACTCTTGCGCAGATAGCATTTTGGAGTCATACAATCCGTAGCATTCTACCAAACGTGCGATTTTGTCATCAAGGTACTCCTTGGAATGGTAGTCCTGATTCTTCTTTCTCTTGTTTTGCTTCGGCGCATCTTCGTCCGACGATTCCGGATCCATTGAAGCAGTGGCAGTAGCTTTGCGAGCTTTCTGAACAGGACGATGGGTTGGAGCTTGAGGCAAGTCCGAATAATCCGCGGTTGATCTTGTTGACTGCATGAATGTCCTGATTTGGCAATGATGGTTTTGATGTCGTGAAAGTGCTTGTGGAGAAGACAAGGGTTTATCACAGTATTTGCAGTGGTACATTACCTTTTTTGGTTAACTATTGACCAAAAAGGTTAACTGTTGACCAAAAAAGTTAACTGTTGACCAAAAAAGTTAACTGTTACCTTTCAGGGTTAACTATTGACCTTTTTGGTCAACAGTGGGAAACCACACATTTTTTTATCGTTCAATTTGTATTAAACATCATTAAATATTAAACAAATATCTAATAATGGAATTTTAAAATATTATCAAGCAAGAAAAAATCAATTAAACCTAATAATTCTTTTTTTCTTTTTTTCGCTGTTGTGAGGGTTTGAACCCAGGCAAAAAGGGTGGTATTTCGATACCTTTGGTGCTATACCGCTATACCACCAAACGTATGAAATACCACGGACGGACAACAATTATACAGTATATAAACATAATTAATTATTTTTTTTTATTTTTTTCAGCCATCATCATTGAATTTAGTTTAGTTCTAACTTCTTGTAAATCTGTCCTTATAATATTCAATATATCATCTTTACTTACATTATTATTTAATTGCATGATCTTTTTATTCAATTCATTTAATGTAAAGTAACTTGAACAATGAAATGTGAACGCCTCAGATTCAGGAAGATGTTTTAATAAACAATGACTATCTGACATATATTTTATAGTTAGATATTTTTTATTGATTACTTGTGCCCCTATTAGGTTTTATTTTTTCAAGATAGTAAAGCTTTTTTCTTGCTTTTAGTTCATCATACTTATCCTTTCTCTCAGTCTTGATCCTCTCATACGCCCGTTTATTTTTTTGGTGAACTTTATCAACATGTAATTTTTGATATCGGCGGACACAATTCAAATGGTTCTTATAATGTCTTTCTGCTGGTGTCATATCATCATTCTGATCTAAGTTATCGGGTTCAATATTATTGTTTTCCATTTATACTAGTATATTATACAATTTATTTCTTTATATAAGTATAATTAATTATTTTTCATACTTATATAATTATTTCTAAATTCCTTAAGTCTCTGAAAATTTGATATATAATACAAAAGTTACGGAATTTGAAATAATGATCTAAGTATAGAAATTAATCATACTTATATATGGTTGTCAAATTCCTTAAGTCTCTAAATATTGATATATAATACAAAAGTTACGGAATTTGAAATAATGATATAAGTATGGATATTAATCATACTTATATAATAATAGTAATATCACAAATCTAACATATAACTTTTATCCTCATGTTTAATTTTCATTTGAAGTTGCTCAAAGTTAACTAATGATTTATATTGATCAGTTTTTGATTTGGGGCGAATGTTATTTGAATCATATATTTTATGACCTCTTAACAACTTATATTCTACGAGTTCATTTATACAGTTTAACTGTTGCAGCCTATAATAAGGAATATTGCATACTTTATTAATTGTCTTTTTGAATGACTCAATTTTTAATCCATATCGTTTAAATATTGTATTCACTAAACCTAAAAAGGCTTTATTGTTATTATAATGAGCATCTTTATTTAAGTTAAACCTGATTCTAGTATTATTCATATTGACAAACATTTGATTATTCTTTATAACATTCTCAGCCATCTTTAAAAATGTTTCTCTATCATATGCTGTTGTATCAAATATATTATTAAACCCCATATCATTGATTAGTTTTGTTACCATTTCTGCTTTATTTATTGCTTCTAATGTTTGATTGTCATCATGATCTTTAATATTTTTTATGTCTATTAATGATACAAAGTTAGAAACTGTATTTAAGTCAAAAGCTTTTAATACATCTTCATTTAGTTCATCAAGTCCTAAATTATGTTTATATACATGTTTCTTGATCTTTAACTTATCTTCTTTTGTTGCCATATTCTTCTTTTGTTTTGCTAGTAATGTTTGATATTCTTCATCATTAATATTAGGCGTATCAATCAATATCTTATTAGTGTTTAAGTCAGCTTTATGATCTGTAACATCTTCTTTTTGTTTATTTGGACATGGACTATTAATAAGATATTCAATTGTATGTCCTTTTATTAAAGCTAATTTATGAAAGTATGATAGCCAATTATTTCTAGTTGCATTTAACTGTTCTGTTCTGTTATGGATATAGTTGATATCATAAAGGCTTAACTTTGATGACTTGTATATTTTACCATCTTCTTTTACAACATCACTTGTCTCTAGCTTTATGCCCTCTAATAACATTATACTTTGTTTCACTTCATTATATTGGAAAAAGTTGCGATTCGGATTAACTGATTTTGCATTAAAACATTCATTCAAAATCAATATATCATTATGTTTTAGCCGTCGTACTCTTGATAGCATTTGAAAATATGACCTAGGAGTTGTTGATAAGTCACTCAGTATGCCATACATTTTATCAAAATAATCCATATCAAAGTTAACCCCCGATTCACATGTTGGAGAATATATAAGAATATCACACTGTGACCATGTAGCCAACACATTTTTAAAGTCTTCTTTTGATTCATCCCCGCTACTACCTGTATAAACTAAGATCTTTTTTTCTTCTCCATATTCTGATTTTATTTTATCTTCTAAAGTATCACATTTATTAGACGACATTGAAACAACCACAATTTTATTATTATTTAATAAATCTGTTTTAATAGCATCATAAAACTTGTTTTCATTCTCATCAATAATAAAATGTCTAGGATTAATTTGAATGTCATTTACAACATTTATTGATTTGCCAAAAGATTCAATAAAGTTATATGTTCTTTTACCTATGTCCCCATCAAGAGTAATAATTTTTTTAGAGTTGTTCAACACATTTTGAATATAATTAAAACATGCTTTAGAATTACCTTTAAATGTCGGAGAATTGAAATGACTCAATATTGCTTCAATTTCATCAATAATAACTAAGTCATATTCTGGATATTTAATTAATTGTTCTTCATCATCAGAGAAAATATTTAAGTCTGCCAAATCAATACCGATCTTTAAAACACTTTCAAGTTGTATTATCAGGCGATCAGCTGTATATTGATGTTTTTGATAATCTCTGAAATTATATGCTTCTGCAAAATTTCCCAAGATATCATTAGTTAATGTCTTTCTGTATGATAGCCATAGTATCCTGTTAGGATTAAATGTATCAATTATTCGTTTTAACATTTGAGTCTTACCGGTATCATATGGGCTTTTTAGATTGAACGATTTATAACTATCATCATTGAAAAACTTAATGATGTTTTGTTGTAATAAACAAGTTTCATCATTGATTAGTTTGACATCTTCGCCTAATAAGTACCTTTGCGACATTCTTATCAAGTTATGTTTATCATCTTCTACTTCATCTGGCTTAAAGTAAGCTTCAGCTGTTAGTTTCTCATATTCATCTTGATTGTCTATTTTAGCCAAATGATGAATAATGTTAATGTTTATGTTTTGCGTTGTCTTTTGGCCATCCCATCTGTACTTATTATCTATCTTGTTATAACCCTTTAAGCCTTCACTCATCTTATCAAATACTTCATATGAAAAGCCAAGGGATTTGAGCATCCAACACATTTTTAACCACATACTTGTATTTTCAAAATGTTTCTTTCTGTCTAATAGATTCAACACATCATGATCTAATTGAGTTAAGTTGTTTGATACATCTTGACTATACAATACATGATCTTTAGTATTTATTGACTTTGTTTTAGTTGTTGTTTTGGTTTTAGTTTTACTATCATTAAATACATCATCGCTAAAGAAGGGTCTAATCAATTCAAAATCTAATGTTATAATGGATCCGGCGACTTTCTTATTTATCTTTTCCCACATACAGTTGTTCCTATGAATAAAGTCGCCTTCGATATTTTTGAAGACCTTTAGCTCTCTTGATAAGTAGGGGACATTTGTACATCGTAAATAAATGTGTATGCCTTTCGTATTCCCTACAACCCACGAACAACCTTGAAATATGTTAAACTCATTATGCTGTTCAATCAAGTCATCTAACGTATTTATGTGATACATATCAACGTCTAAACAATATAAATCATCAGTATGTTTTAGGTATATTGAGTATACTTTTTGTAAGCTGTTATACTCGTTAACTGATAAATAAATTTTTTGCCCATCTTTTTTTGTGTATGTTGGCTTTTTACCATGAGTCTTGACAGAATCTTTTAACTCTTTCTGAGAGAGGTTGTTCTTCTCTCCTATTGGTGTTTTTCTGCCTGTTTCAGCTTCAATAAAATACCAAACTGCTTTATAGATGAGATTATTTGTTTCCAAAAACTTGTCAATGTTCATTTTATTTTCTATACTTATATATATATAATTTTATTTCTTTAAATAGAAAAATTGAATTTTTTTTGATTGAATTTTTTGACGGAATTTTTTACTAGAGTAATTTAATTCAAATTAACAATTGACAAATTATGAAAATTAAAATCTAATGAACATATATATAAACAATTTTAATGACTACCGACTTTTACAAGGAAGAGGCTTTAAATCGTAAAAAGAGAATAGAGAACCAGCGAAACATGGATGAAATAAATGGAGCAATTTATAAAGAAAATGAAATGAAGAAATATACAAATGCTCTTAATATTAATGATTCATCAAATCCAGTTGCAATGGCACTCATTAAAGCATCAAATAAAACGAATGAAGATTACACTGAAAATACAAACAAAGTCAAAAAGTTTTTGGAAAGTTATGCTTCAAGAGAAGATATACAAACGATTGTTGATGACTATCTTGATGATGAAGAGATGGCCTTTATTGTTAAAACAATTCCGGCAATTAAAAAAGAGCTAACACAATATGCGGACTTAACACCTGAAGATTTTGGATATATAGTACGAAGAATGATGTCCGAGCAAACCACAGCAGTTAAAAATGTGGGTGGTATATCTGAAAGAGGTAATCAAGTGAAAAACTTTAAATCAGAAAATGGCAAATATGACGATATTGGGACGATTGTGAAAAATAAACGGCTGTTTGATGTTATTAATTTGAAAGAATTGGAATTTATAGCCAAGAAATTTGTTGAGGATGGTGGCATTGATGACCCAGCGGTCGTATATGATGAAAAACAAGATGGTACATTATCAAAAGTGCTTCATAAACCTAAAGATTTGAGAAAAATGATGTGGTATTATGCAACTGGAGAAGATTATGATGCAGCTTTAAATGCTTCTGGTTCATCCGCATCTTCTAGAGGTTCGTCGGCAAGACGTTCAGTTTCAAGTACAGGCAGTGCTACATCAAGAAATAGACGTCATCTTGACTTGCAAACCCTAGACCGATCATCGGAATCTGAAGGTGGTGTTGATTCTGATCTTTCGTTACGGAGAGGTAGTAATTCATCAATACAAAGCAATGGATCAGGAAGATCTATAAGATCTGGTGAACCGTCATATCTAGACATTTATCCATTGTCATCTCTCGTGACACCACAAAGATCATCACAACCTCCATTAAGTTCATCAGAACCATCTAGAAGGAGAATACCTTCTGTACGTTTAGCAAGTCCGCCAGATAGAGTCGTCACTAGATCAATGACAGCAAGAGGAAGAGTTACCGGCGAAGGACTAAAACTTATTAAAGGCAGAAGTGTGGCATTTAAAGACTCAACCAATATTATATCTAATTTGAGTAAAAACGCAAGGTATATATAAGTTTTATAAAAATGCAATAATGATTGTTATAATAAATCTGGACATTCCTACATGTTGTAAAGCTACTGTTGCAACTGTTTGTATAATACTAGGTGTTATTACATAAGAAACGATTGGTAATGCTTCAACCAACATATTTGTTGTCATATTATAGGCAAAGTTTATGCTTAGTCATATAATTTTATTTTTAATGACATTTTTAGTAAACAGTAAAACTTTACTCACTGTGGATATTACTTTAATTAATTTATTATCATGCAAATATTGAATTGCTTGCTTAATTGTTTCAATATCATCCTCAGACAAAGTAACAATTCTTTTCATTGTATATATGAACAAATTTTGTTTATCAATTTTATATTTTTTCTTTGTATAATATTCAATTAAATTGCAAATGTATTCAATCAATTCAATTGACAGCTTATGAGTTTCTAAATCAGGAATTGATTTTAGATTCAACAAAATCTTATCTGATATAATCTGAAACTTGCAAGCTTGTTTAAGCGTGTGTTTGAGCGGAATTAATTGGTCAGTCATTTTTTGTATATGTTAATATGATATAATATTTTATTAGACTTATTAATATAAATTCCATTACTTATTGCAAGCTTTTAGCTTTAGCTTTAAATCTTAGATTTAATGTATTTTAAATTTAAAAATCTACTTAGTTCTTTTAATGGTCTTTGCTTCGGTAAATATATCCTCATTATTCCTTCAAGTATAAGATCATTCCTTTCCACATCATCGTCAAAAGCTGTTATGAATTGCATATAATTATAGTTATTATGTTCCATGAATAACATAAAGCCTATTGTATAATAGCCACAATTATTACTGTTTAAACTTTGTATAATAAAATTGTTATATCGTAAATGTTTTGAAAACTGTTTGACGTATATTATAATTTCTTTACTCGGAGGGGCACCATATGAACAGAAGAAAAATGACTCTTTCTTATTCAAATATAAACAAGTCCAGTGTGTCCCTGAGCCATCACTTGACGATTGATTGTTAATAATGTAATATGCATTGTTAATATGATCATATTGATGTAATTGATCCTTTTGAACAACACAAATAAGAGGAAGGTTAAAATACCTTGCCATATTCTCTAATTCAAAATTCGTTGTAGTAGACATTTATTTATATTGACATAGTTTTTTATTTTTTCATACTTATATAATTATTTCAAATTCCTTATCTTTCAATAATATGATATATAATAACAAAAGATAAGGAATTTGAAATAATTATATAAGTATGAAAAATTTACTATAAATATGGGGGAACTTTCCATTATTTGATGAGTAGAAAAATTTGGAATTATATTTGTTTTGCATATTTTTTGGTTGATTTAGATGATTTACTTATCTCTAAGAACTTCGTCATTGTTTTTAATTTTAATATTTCATGATCTTTATGCTCAATATTATTAGGTTTTTGTTCATTAATATTCACTGATTCAAACACATCGTTTTTAGTTTCATAAATTTGTTCTAATGTTTGATCATTGTCAGTCAAAAATTCAATTTGGTTCATTAAATTTGACTCATCATTATGTTCTAATGAATCTAAAACAGTCATATAACATTTGCTCTTAACTCTTTTTATGCTATTAAATCCTGCACGTTTCTGATTTTGACCGAATCTATTATAATTTATGGACGGAAGCATTATAACTTATATAATATTGATTGATAAAATATATCTTGTTTTGAAATATATATTTGATTGAACAAAAATTATATTATAATATTGATATTTCAATTACAAATTATAATATAAATGTCAAAAATAATATATGATGCAAATATATACAATTAATGACAGATACAAATATTCCAAGTAAAGAAAAAAAATATAAAACTTACAGACAATATTTTGATAAAGTTTATATTGATAAAAAGAAATTGGCAGACAATATTTTATTTTGTAAGTATATTCATAATAATACAAATATACCAAGACTCAAAACACAAATGATCAGTAATGATTTGAAAGAGTTGATTATGGATGTTTTGAATGATCGTTATAACAAGAAGATATATGACACACTGGACGATACAGATAAGAAAATATTCCGCACATTCAATAAATGTTTCAAATTTAATCTAGAAGTTCCTGAAAATAAGGAGGACTTAGAATTTAAAGAAAGATTTAATGTGTTAGTTGGGTCTTATTACTCGGGCAACAATTCAAGCGAACTCAAAACTGAACTTAAAAAATATGTAAGATTAGCATTAGCTCAAGGATTGGTCTCACAGACTCAGGCATTATCGCTTTTTGTTGAATTAAATTAAAATTGAATTAAATACAAATATATATTATGTCATTTCAAATATATAAACAATGTCTCAACAAAAACAAACATTAGTCCGACAATTTTTAGTTAATACAAGTCATTACATGGGAGGAAATACATATCGTTATGATTTCCCTCAGGGTAGAACATTGCAATTAGATTCAAATGCTCAAATTGCTTTAACATCAATTTCAATGTTTAATAGTACATTCAATATAAAAGAAAGTTGGAATAATAATAAACTAATCATTTTTTCTAGTCAATTCAATTTGACTGCTTTAACATCAGCAGGTTTTATCAATGGTCAAACCTATACAGATCCATTAACTAATTTAGTAATATCTCAACGTTATGTCCAAATAACAATTCCGGATGGATATTTTGATATTGCAAGTATTGAGTTATATTTGCAGCAACAATTTCAATTAATGGGTTTTTACTTTCAATCGTCTGATGGCCAAAGCAATATGTATTTTATGGAATGTTTAACTAATCCACAAAGATACAAAGCACAAATTAATTTGTTTACTATTCCTACATCTTTGCCGTCTGGTTTCGTGATGCCAAGTAATAGCTGTTTCACATTACCAACTACAAAGACGAGTCCAAGGCTTTATTTTCCAAGTGTATCATTAAATTCAAAGTATGGTAATTTAGGTAGAATATTTGGATTTAATCAGGACACAATTTTACCATTGTCTAATAATGTCAATTTAGACAGCGATAATTTGTCTCAAAAATGCCCAACCGTATCACCTATAACAACATATATTGTTTGTTGCAATCTTGTTGATAATTCATTAACAAATCCTTCTGATGTATTGATGCAGTTGAATTTAGGTAGTTCAAAATTTGGCGGGGCTGTACCGTTTACCGATTTCCCACAGTATATATCTTGTAATCCTCAACAAGCGAGTTCAATTACTATAACACTTTTTGATGAATATTTTGAAGCGCTTCAGCATCAGGACCCGCAATTTTCGTTGATATTATCTGTTAAAACGGAAAAAACATAAATAATCATTTATTTTAAATTCCTTATCTTTGAAATAATATGATATATAATAAAAAACTTACCGAATTTAAATTTTCTCATATTAAAATATAAATGCCATTAAAATCAATTAAACATTCAAGTCTTTTATATATGAAACCAAAACAGGAAGACACCGCAGGAGCAAATACATTAGTAGGAGCAATAAGCAACGGAAAAGTTGACACTGACACATCATTTAAAATATCATCTGGTGGATCGGTATTAATTCAAGCTGATCCAAATTCAGCAAAGAAAATTAACAATAATTCTATAAATCCAAAAATAAAAAACAGAAATAAATCAACATTAAATAGTTTAGTCAGAATTGCATTTTAATTGTATTAATTTTTATTTAGTTAAATTTTTTATGTATACCATTAATATATATAAAAATCATCATGAGTTCTGCCGATCTATTTATTTTAAACTCTTCCATGGAAGAACAGAAGAACGAATTTATATTTGAGAAAAAAGAAATGGTCTACACAATAGATTCAAATAACGGGTCATATCCAAATGGGGTTATACAATTTGACATGGCTTCATTGTCTAACTGTGGCCGTCTTTGTGATTTGAAAAACTCAACATTAGTTATTCCAACTGTTTTGCGAATATCAGGCACAGGCTTGACTGATGATGAACAAAATGTTTTTGCATTGTCATGGAAAAATCATATACATACAATTGATTCAATTACAGTTCAATTATCAAATCATTCCGTTGTTGAACCATGCGAATTTTCAAACATTCCTGCATCATTTAAATTTTTGACCGAATTGTCCCACCAAGAATTAGAGGCCTATGGATATTCTTATGGAATCTTCAAAGACAATGCATTTTCATTAACTATTCCAGCTGCTAATAACACTCTAGCCCCTGCTGGTTATGAAGCAAACAATAGAGTAAATGCTGGGGGAAGTATAGCTCTAGCAAACGGTACAGAATATACTCACCCTGACATCGGTCCATTTTCAGGAAATCCAACATTAATGAAACGAATGTTAAATACGAGTTTAGATACAACTGCTGGTCAACCTTTTGCCGCTAATGCTGCAAATTTTGGAGAATGCGGAAAAGCAACATGTATCCGAACTGCTAATAGTGTTACATACTATGGTTTGATAACATTACCACTGAGATTTTTAAATGACTTCTTTGAGAAATTACCTTTAATTAGAAATAGTTACATAAAAATGTCAATTACATCAAATTTGATCAGTCGTTCAGTTGTAAATTTGGCCGATGCCGCAGATGTATTCTCCGGGCTAACACATCAACTATCGGCTAAATGTGTGCCATATACATTGTCACAACTAGGACTCGGATGGAGACGAACGGCAGCAGCAGCAGGACAAATTCTTACAATTGAAAGTGGCATTGGTAAACTAACTTCACCAGACGCAACTAACCCAACATTTACTGCATGTAGAATATATACACCAACTTATACTTTAACTCCCACTTTGGAAGATAGATATTTCGCCCAAGGACCTAGACAAATACTGTATTCGGCATATCTTAGAGCTGTTACAACTGTTATCGCACCTACTATTTCTTTGAACTCATTTTTGGTGACAAATGGTTTAAGTAGACTAAGATCTATATTGATATTTCCTGTTGCTACAAATGCGACCGGAACTATAAATAATTTGGTAAGTCCTTGGACATCTTGCCCATCTACAACTGCACCATATGCATTTATTAAGAATTTTAATGTAAGAATCGGTGGATCGCCCCATTACTCAGAAAATATGTTCTACTCTTGGCAAATGTTTCAAGAGGAAATTAAACAACGAGGACTTAATGGAAATCTTGAACTTGGCTTAGGATCCGGTTTGCTTAATCAATTAGAGTGGAATGCAGCATATAGATTTATTTATATTGATCTGACACGAAAAGCTGGACAAGGTGTTGATGATGTAGCTAAATCAATTCATATTGATGGAACAAATGCAAGCACAGTGCCTATTATGTACCATATATTTGTTGAATACCAGAAGTCAATCAATGTAGATCTCAGTACCGGTCAACTCATCATCCAATAAATATGTAATGTTTTAAAATATAATTTATTCAAATAAAAATAAATTATATTCATTAGTATTTTCAATTATTTTCTTGCTTTGTTAAACTTCGTAATCTCAATAAATTTGATTGAAGCTGAGTTAAAACACTAAAAAGTTGATTCATTTTTCTTAGATCTTTTTTATCAATATTGACCTCTTTCATTTTATTCAAACTGCTAGTTTTTTCTGTTTCAATTATTTGATAAAATTGATCTATATTTGTTTCTGTTAATGGCATTTATAATATAACAAAAGAAAAAATATATTGTATTTTAACTTATTATTTTTCATACTTAGGTCATTATATCAAATTCGTTAAGTTTTTGTATTATATATCAATATTTAAGAAAACATAAGGAATTTGAAATAAATATATAAGTATGGTTAATTATTTATGTAGCATTAGTTAATGTTACAGTCTTTAAATAGTCTTGATGTTTTTTGCTTTTGCAATGTCTTACTTTATGAACTATAGTTGACAATGTACCGCACTCACATGTAAAAACCTGTTTCTTTTTTTCGGCTATGGCTTCCTTATTATTTTCACGATATGTCTTGCTTCTAGTTTTTATTTTTTCTGGATTTTCTTGAGCGTATTTTTTTACTTTTTCTTTAATTTTGTCGCTATTGAGTTCATAATGTTTTTTATGTTTTTGTTTATCATACTCTATTTGACCTAATTCTTTTATCAGTCCTTGATTTTTATTTTTGTTAACACAATCCATCGTTTGGCAATAAAATCTTTCACGAGCAAATAATTCATCTTTGCTGTTACATGGATAACTTTCAATCAGAACTATTTCATAATCACCATTCTTTAGCACCTCAAATGATGAAATATAGTTACCTTTTCCATTTACATAATCTCTGTAATTGTGACGATGTTTTGCTAATCTTCTGGCAAGCGTTGGTTCACATGTTGATCCTATATAACATTTATCATTTGTATTATCAACAATTCTGTAAATTTTTCCGAGGCTGAAATCTTTCATACTCTTAGTTACTCTTATATATTATTGTATATTCTTGATTTGTTTAAATATATTTATTGTTTCTTATTTTTTTTTATTATTAGGCGTATTGAAAACCCGCGAAAGATCCCCCGCTCTGAACTTGATCTATACCATTAATTAATATCCTATTTTCAGGCTTCATTCTTGGGTTTCTAACTCGGCCTGATTTTTTTCCTGACGATGATATTGTGTCAATGGTATGATGACGAACCTTTTTATATATTCCTTGTCCTTGAACTTTTTTGATTAATGCATCTGTAGCCATTTTAGAACCAGCTTTTATTAGTCCCGGTGCTGCTGCTTTTGCTGCTGTTTTAACCATATCAAATATACCTTGTCCTTGAACTTTTTTAATTAATGCATCTGTAGCCATTTTTGAACCAGCTTTTATTAAACCCGGTGCTGCTGCTTTAGCTGCTGATTTAACTACATCAAATATACCATCTCCTTTTGATTTTCTCATGCCTCTAATTCTTGCCATATGTTCTTTCATTTCTTCTGACCCTTTTTTTAATTTACCTACGCCCATACCCGAAACACCTTTTTGAGCCATTTGACCAGCTATAAGACCCGCTTGAGGTCCACCCACATAATTACCCGCCATAGTAGCCACAGTAGGTAATAAAGCTTTAACTCCTACTTTGGCAATAGGAGCAATTTTTTTACCCACTTTCTTCATAACATCTAAAAAGCCCTCACCCTCAACACTGTTATTACCTTGTAAAGCTTTACTCAATCTTTTTGATCCTTCAGCAATCGCATAATTGGCTGCCATAGTTGCACCTTTCTTTGCCAAGTCCAAACCTTTTGTTTTTGCAAAATTCATACCTGCATCCATTATACCTTTTGGCAATCTAAAACCTTTACCATTTATCATACTACGATTGATCTTATTAACTGTCTTTTTGTCCAAGTCAAGATCAACAACATGTTCACCTGAGTTATTGACCAATTGATGATGTGGGATTTGAATAGCTAGACCTTTGAGAGCTTTCTTTAATTGGGCTTGAGTTAAATTGATTTGTACCATTTCTATATATTAAATGCATAACATATTTATTTTAATAATTAGTTTTTGTGTATTTATCCAAAAATAAATATATACTTTAATATATATAGAATGGACATTATAAACACATTGCAAGGGAATCGGACTAAACTTTCTAAAAGTTCTATTCAAACATATGACTCTGTATTAAGAAATTTGTATAAAAAGGTTTTTCCTGATGATGATCAAATTGACATGAAGAAATTTAATGAAAGTGATAAGTTTCTTAATCTTTTAAAAGATGTTCCCATTAATAAGCGTAAATCTTATTTAACAGCTTTGGTCGTTTTGACAAATCATGATGATTATCGCAAAGAAATGATGGAAGTAGGAAACAAGTTTAATGAACAATCAATGATGCAAAAGAAATCAGAGAACCAAGAGCAGAACTGGATCACACAAGAACAATTAAAGCAAACATACCAAAGATATAAAGTACAAGCAAATGCATTATTTAAACTTGACAAATTAAATGTTAAACAACTTCAAACAATCCAAAACTACATTATTTTATGTTTAATGTCAGGTGCTTATATTCCAATAAGACGTTTATTAGATTGGGCTGAGATGGAACTTATGAAACCATCAGAAGACAAAGGAAATTATATGATTACTAAGCCTATATGGAAGTTTGTTTTTAATGTCTATAAAACATCTAAGTTCTTAGGTAAACAAGAAGTTGAAATACCTCAGAAGTTAAAACTGATCTTAACGAGATGGATCAAGATATTAAAAGCAATTTATCCTAATAATAAATATCTATTAGTAGATTCAACAGGTGCTAAATTGACCAGCGTTAAACTTAATCAGAGGTTCAATAAGATCTTTGACGGAAAAGCAATATCAATCAATAATATTCGTCATTCACATATAACTGACAAATATAAAGATCTACCATCATTAAAAGAAATGATTGCAGATGCGGAAGCGATGGGGCACTCACTACTTCAAGACTTACAATACATTAAAAAGTAAATTCCTTATGTTTTCAATAATATGATATATAATACCAAAAGTTAAGGAATTTAAGAAAATTATATAAGTATGGATATTTTTTATACTTATATCATTATTATTCTGTATTATCCGGAAATTAAGCAAAATATTATTATATAAATTATCTGATTTGTTATGCATCTTTTAATTATAATATTATAATTAACACATTTGTATTGTATCAGATAAATTAGATTATTATTTTTTGCTTAATTTCCGGATAATATCCATACTTATACAAATATTGACAATTTTTATGGACATTTTGTATTAACTTGAAATTATTTAGCCGGTAAGATCCAAATGAATCTCAGAAAACGGACAAACGCATTTTGCCTATTTCTTTTATGCTTGGACATGATATAAACTTACATTACATAATTATTCATACTTATATCATTATTTCAAATTCCTTAAGTTTCTTAAAATATTGATAATATAATACAAAACTTAAGGAATT